TTTACATAGGGCGATACAAGTGTAAGTTAGCCCTTGTTTAACATGGTGAGCGTCTGACGGCCCACTAGCGTCACAGACTGAGCAAGCCAGCTCCTTGACTCTGCCTAGATACTCACGCTCACGCTTGGTTAGTTTGCTATTCATGGGAACGTATCGCTAAACGCTCAGAAGCCTCTCTGGTGCGAAATATATCAATGGATAACCTACTGGCCTCAAGTTCGTATTTAAGCGTCTCCTCGACCTTTATAGCGTCTACTAGGTCGTTTATAGTCTGTGCGTACAATTCACTAGCGTAGGCTTCACGCTCTTGGGCAGATACTTGAGTATATCCATTTTCTAAAGCGTCACGCATGGCATGGGCTTTTATGGTTTTTAGTTTAAGTTCAGCGCCAATACGTCTAGATTTGGCACTAGCGTACACACTTGCATTAAGAGCTATAAACTCAGCGTGTTTTTCAGGATTCATACGTTTTCTACCAGTTTTAAGACTCTAAGGGCTGATTCAATGTCGCTAACAACAGCTAAAACGCCCCCAGTCCATTTGCCATGAAACACGATCTGGTCTTCAGTCAGTTTATTATTGCCAAACTTGATTTCCATCAAGATTGTGTGCCTTTTAAATCCAACGAGTAAATCAGGCACTCCTTTACCTACAGTGGCTAATGACACCACAAAAGCCCCATAGTCCCTAAGTGCTTGGACAATCTCAGTCTGGTTACGATCCACTTTGGCTGCTCTCATTGATTTCTTTCATGCGTTGTGCAACGGCCTTTCCAAGCCCTTTAAACAGCCCTGTGGGGTGATTTTCCATCTCTTTGACCTGATACCTTGCGTGATCAACAGAACCTTCCTCAAGCGCCATACGAGCATAATGGTCAATGATGACCTGAATGTCAATGTATTTCATCTGCTGCGTAATTCCTGTAATCTACGTTTTACATCTTCAGGCATTGGGACTGCTTTCTTTTTGTCCTCCTCATACTTCTTGAAGAAAGGGTCTACAGCCTCTTTAGGGGCTATTTCAGGAACTTCAGCGCCATCCCATCGTTGTTGGTTTAAATAAACGCTAGGAGCTGGTATAAACGCCCCATTTGACTTACGCCATTGATCGGTTGTTTTCATCCATTCAACGTGCTTTAGGATTGAATCACAACAGCTCTCAAGATAGTTCTTTTCCCATATCTTCATACATTGTGATTTACCCCCTTTTCGTGTGGAAACAGGCCACATTCTCCAAAACCTATCAAACCCAGATTCAAACATTTCAGCCCCTTTTTGTTAAGACATAGCTATAGCTAGGGTGAATATAGATTCACTCCTCTCCAACCCTGTCAATCTTAATGTGTCTTAAAGTATCTAAATAGCATCAACAAAAGCCCAAGTGCCCATGAGGGGTTAATTCATCTTATACACAAGGCCTAGTTTTCACCTGAGTTACCTTGTGCTTTACCAGTCGGTTAACCAACGCTGGTCACATTTTGCATCGGGGTGTGTCGATGTGCGGTGTTCTGCTCCTAGCCATCCATTCAGATGCTCTGCTATCGTGAGGAGTACGATTACAGCGAGACAATAAAAAAAGCCACTTAACGATGTAACTTGGTCGAACTCCCCAATTATGGGGACAAGATACATCATTAAATGGCTTCAACTTATTGCACTCGACTGCAACAATTTGGATTATACATAAATCAAGATTGTTTTTTACGACTCCCAATAATTATTTTACATACCCACTCTTTGTCGCATCTTTCCAACGCAACCATCTTGGCAGCATACTTGGCGTTGCAATCGTCACAGGGGGATATCACTTCTCTAGCTAACTTAGCCAATTCAACCCAGTCCCTGTAGTGTTCGTAAGAGTGGTAACATTTTGGATAATTCATCCATTTATCTTAGATGTTGTTTATTTATTAAATATTAGGGAAAACACCTAGCATTTATTGTTGACAATGAATTATGATTCATTTGCGTTAACAAAAGGAGAACGCAATGAGTCGAGATGAAGCAAATAAGATTCTCAGTAATTTAAAACATGGCGCTCTATACCCTGTGTATATAGTTAACCAGGCTTTAATGATTACAGGTGACTTATGAACGAACTTGAGCATACAAAATCAGAACTCAAGCATCTGCAAGAGCTTTTATATGAGTATGATCAAGAACTCAAACGCAAGAATGAGTTGCTCGCTAGGTGTCACAAAGAACCTTTATCTGATGACCGCCTTTACACATTGTTCAGGCATTCAATGGACTGGAGGGTTTTTGCTAGAGACTTAGAAAAAGAGCATGGCATTGGTGAGAAAGAGACAGACTTTTTTGATTAACATTTTTGCCCGAAAGGGACTAAGGAGCTTTTATGAGAACACCATTTCACGCTGACAAGATGAATATTGGAACATTCCACGTCCAATACAGCAAACACAAAATCACCCCCGAAGAAGAATTGATCCAGTCGCTATTGATTGGTGACTTTAAAACACTAACTGGGTTCTTCTACAATTTATTTATATGCGCCATTAGTTTGGTTGCAATGGTTACGCTAATAGTCAACATGACCTATTGGTGCTGAGATGAAAGCCTATCATTTGATACAGCGAGTCCAAGAGACTGCAGAAGCATACTATCCACACGATTCAGGCATTTACAAGCTCAATTTCATGATTGGGCAATATCAAAGCATTATTCGCAATCTTTGTCAGACCATAGAGATTTACGAAGAACAGCTGGACAATTACAAACTTTTAGACAAATTAGGAAATGAAGAATGAAACAAATCGCAACTGCCTTGGTTAAAGCGCAAAAAGCCTTTGGCCCAGCTCTAAAAACTTCTACTAACCCCCATTTCAAGTCACGCTATGCTGACCTGTCAAACTGTGTAGAAGCTGTCATAGACGCTCTAAACGACAATGGAATCTATTTGATGCAGAAATGCTATGAAAACCAAAATGGCGTAACTGTAGAGACAATGTTTATACATGAATCTGGTGAAATTATTGAGTGTGGGATTCTTAGCGTACCGGCTACAAAGATGGACGCACAGGGTTATGGATCAGCTCTGACATATGCCAGGCGCTACAGTCTGATGGCTGCCTGTGGAATAGCACCCGAAGATGACGATGGAAACCAAGCATCAAGACCCAAGCCCTTACTAGACGAAAAAATGATGCTAGATTACTTGGCTGCTTTGGATAGCGTGGCGAGCACAGACGAGCTAATTTCTATTTACAAAACAGCATTTAACGCTGCCAAAGCCGATCCAAACTGGCAAAAGCGCATCATTGCCAAGAAAGATGAGATGAAAGCGAGAATCAAATGATTGACGATGACAACGAAGACGAAAGGCAATTTCTCAGGTTTTATGCGATGGCAGAAAATAAGTACAAAAAAAAGCTATCTAGTGCGCCTGATTGCCGAGACCCAGATCACCCTGGTTGTGAAAAATGTGAAGATGAATGGGAAGATTATGAATAACGAAGACGAAGAATTTGAAAGAATAGACAAAATGCAAAACGACAAACTTATGAAATCACTTGGTTTCCCTGACCACAGAAGTCCCAAAAAGAAAGAATGGGTCAATTTAACCAACGATGAAATTCAAAACGTAGCTGATGAGGTTCAGTTTGGATATCACGCCCACTATGACAAAGAGTTTATTGACGCAATACAAGAAGCACTAAGGATTAAAAATGCAGCCTAAATCTTACAAAGTATTGGAAATGTGTATTGAAAATGGTGTTAAGTTAGGGCTTGCCCGAGCTTATAAGAATTCAGATAGTCCCACTTTAATTGAGTTGGAAGATTACATTCTGGCAACCATTGAGTACGAAATCTGCGAATGGTTTGATATGGACTCTGAAAATGACTAAAGAAATATATTTAAAGCAATATCAAGAGGCAAGAGGAACAGTTACGATGCCTGGTGAACCAATGTGGGTAGATAAATGGGAAGTATGCGTTAAATTTGATTCACTAGAAGAAGCACAATCTTTTAGAAATGAAATAGAAAACCCGAGGCCCAACTTTTCTATCATTATGCGTGCAAAAGATAATGAACCACATACAGGCATTGAAAAATTAAATTTAACTGTACGAACGCTAAAGTTTCTAAAAGAAGACGATGTTATTTCAATTGAACAGTTGCTATGTTGTACAGAACAAAGATTACTTAAAACTCCCAATCTTGGACGCAAAGCAATAAATGAAATTAAAGAAAGAATGGCAGAGTTTGGGTATAAATTAAGGGGACAAGAATGACCCACAATGAAGTTATTGAAATGCTTGAGGCTGAATGGCGTGACAGACTAAAAGCGGCAGTCTTAGCCGAGCGTGAGGCGTGTGCTGTTTTTGCTGAAGAATCGTTTTGTGGTTGTGGTCGTTCAAGTTGCATTGATGGAGATTTGAGGGCGCATAATATTGCCATATCCATTCGATCAAGGGGACAAGAATGACTGAACAACGAACCGAAGCCTGGTTCTTACAAAGACTAGGCAAAGCAACTGGATCACGCATTGGGGATGTGATAGCCAAGACCAAAACAGGTTACTCAGCAAGCCGTGAAAACTACATTGCCCAGTTAGTGGTTGAGAGACTCACAAACAAGCCTACAGAGGGTTTTACCAACGCAGCAATGCAATGGGGTACAGAAACCGAACCATTGGCTAGAGCAGCCTATGAAATGGCTAGAAACCTAATGGTTGAAGAAGTGGGATTTGTGGATCACCCAATTGTATATATGTCTGGGGCTAGTCCTGATGGGTTAGTAGGTGAAGATGGATTGATTGAGATTAAATGTCCCAATACTGCTACGCATATTGACACGATATTGACCCAGTCAATCCCATCTAAGTACATTCCCCAAATCCAATGGCAATTGAGCTGTACTAATAGAACTTGGTGCGATTTTGTGAGTTTTGACCCACGAATGCCAGAGAATCTGCAACTTTACATCCACAGGGTGCAAATAAACCCTGACTATGTAGAGATGCTGATAAAAGAAGTCAGCGTGTTTTTAGATGAAGTTGAGAAAAAAGTAAACATTTTAAGGAAATTTAATGTCAAAAACGATGTATGAAATTACTACGATCACAGGTAGTTACACGAACGCCAAGGGCGAAAAGAAGAATCGTTACCAGAAACTAGGGTCAATTATTGAGACCAAGAATGGTTTGATGATGAAACTGGACACGCTGCCGATTACTGAGGAGCATTGGAACGGCTGGGCTTATTTGAACGAACCCAAACCCAGAGAAGAAAAAGAAGATATCCCTTTTTAATTTGTGGTATAGTGTAAGCACTACAAGAGTAGTGTTTTTTGCAAAGAAACTAAAGGATTTATCATGGGTAAAATGGATTCAGAAAAATTTAAAACTGGTATGTCAGGCGAGAAAGTGCCATCTGGTGCTTTGAGCAGCGACACATCTGGAGAGCGTAAAATGTCTCTTAAAGGTGGCGTTGGCATGGGCAAAGCTGATGGACTAGGCTTGAGAATGGCTAGTCACGCAGGTAAGATTGATGGTCGTTGTGGTGAAATGAATACTGGTTCTAAAGAGCACGTTGCTTACGAACACAGTCGCATGGATCACGTTCAAGAC